CTACTTGCTAACCACGAGCGGCAAATCCAGTGTTGGTGTGATTTTTGTTTTACGATCGTAAATCAACACCTGATTTTCTGTTTTATGCCCGCTGAAAATTTGTTTGTCGCGACTGCTGCCTTCGTAATCTGAGATCCCCTTGGCTTTTATGTCGTGAAAATTGCACCCGAACGGAACGCCAACTTTTTGCTCGGCTGCGCGTTTAGCCTGATTCCACCAGTTATTCAGCGTTTTAGCTATGACTTTCCCGCCTTTGGTTGTATTGATCACATATTCGCATGTACAGGAAGATACATTTCGGGCTAACTGGATCGCTGTACGTAATCGCGGTGACCATTCCTTGATTTGTTTGGTGCCGGTTTTGTTTTGCTCAATGTAGATCCCTTTATCCATAATATCCTGCCATTTCAACTCAAGCACATCACCGAGTCTTGCCGCACAGAGATAGGAAATCTCCATTGCAATGCGTAACTGTGGAATTGCTTCCGCATATATCGCCGCATACTGTTCATCGGTGATGTAAACAGTGCGGGCTTTAAGAGAGAATTTTCTGACTCCTTTGCATGGGTTATTCTTCACATACCCACGCTCATATCCCCACCCGTATACTCGACTCAGGCTTGCCAGTTCATGATTTGCCTGGGTCTTGCTCTCAAGCCCTCGTTTATCCATGAAAATTCTTACCTGCTCAGTTTTGACATTATCAGCAAGCACTTTTCCGAATACCATCAGCAACGCCTTCTGATGTTGTCGATAATCTTTTTGGGTTCGGGGGGCCAGTTCTGTAAATGCAGGGGAGTCCATAAACATGTGCCATAATTTAGCTACGGTCATTATGTTGTGGAGTTTTGCTTTTTCCAGTTCATAATTTTGCCAGACTTTAGCTACGCTGGTTTTCCGCACTCTTCCTAGCCCTATAGTTCTTGTACTTCCTTCTGGTTTCCACACGTAACTGTAACCATTCGATCTAACCCGCGGTGGCAGTACATTATCTTTTTTATTTTTTCTTGGTCTTCCCATTATTCAGCGCCTCAAAATCGGGTTCAGCAGAAACCAGTTCAGATGTTTTTGGCATCGTTGTCAGTCCGTGTGGAATATCCCTGCGTAGAACTATTGGTTCGTTTTTAGGACCGATTACAAATGGGATGCCGTGCAGTCTTAACTGGTGTTGCTGTTTTGTGTATCGCTCGTATTTCGTGATCTCTTTAATCTCTGCTGGAGATAGAGTTAATTCGTACATGTGGTCACGTGCCTTTACAGCATGACCGCCGCCACTGTAGCTGGTGGGCGGCGATATGGGTTGAACATTAAAAATCAGCCTGACTCGGGATCAGTTTTTGCCAGATAGCTGAAACGTATTTTGCCTGATAACGGGCGTCATCAAGTGCATTATGGCGCTCACCTTCGAATGGGATAGCAGTTCTGGCATCGAAGTCTATGGCTTTCCCCAGCTCAACGATTGTGCGTACATCGCGATCGTTGTAGTAACGCCACGGGCAGGGGATCCCCTGCCGTTCGTATGAACGGCGCAAAATCGTGTTGTCGAAGTTGGCTCCATTTCCCCAGACCTGAACAAAAAATTCACCGGAGTTTTCGTCGATAAATTCCCGCAATTGTAACAGTGCATCATCTAACGGGATTTCATCGGTCATAATGGCAGATTGCGCTTCGCGTGATTGCTTAAGCCACCATTTAATGGTGTCCCGATCAATGACTCCGCCAGCAGTTTCCAGATCAATAGTCTTACTAAATTCCGGTCCCATATCTCCGGTTTGCGGATCGAAAAATATTGCACCTATTGAGATGATCGGGGCATCAGGATTTTTTCCCATGGTTTCAAGGTCGATCATTAGATGGTTACACGTCCTGCTGGTGGATGTGATTTCTTGATGACCGTTCACCTTAATTGAGAGATCTGCCGTCTCGCCAGTTTCATTATCGCTRKCRTGATGCTGATTGCCGCCAGTGTTCTCCTTGTGTGGATGTTCAGCGCCTTCCATTTCCTCCGGATCATCTTCCTGAACTTCAACCTGATACTCTTCATCGAATGTTTCCTGGTATGTTGCGTCGCCCATCACCGCGCCACAATCAGGGCAGTTGCCGCCGCCGGTCTGACCGCAGGCGGTGCAGACTTTTTCCACTTCCTGTTGCGCCACTGGTTCAGGCTGTTTCGTTTCTGGCTCGTTTTGTAACGCATTTGGGCTGTTTTGTTCCGCTTTTTGGTAGTTCCGTTCCGATTCATGCTGGTTCTGGTTTACAGAATCGCGGGTCTGGATCCCCTTAACCCATTTCGGATCATTCGGGTCGCTAATCCCTGCAACAAATTCTCCGCGAGAGGCAGCAAGCAACTTATCGGCGTCAGGCTGGCTGATATTGGCTGCCTGCATAATTTTGTTTACTTCGTCAGCGGTAACTTTTACCGGCYCTGGTTGTGCGGTCGTGTCAGATGCACCAGTATTTTGTTGTGAACCTGAGTATGTACCGTTTTTGCGGGCGAAATATTCTTCTTTCGTGATTTCAGTAGCCCCGGCAGCCAGTGCCTTATCCAGACCAGAAAGTTTGTTTGCGCGACCGTATTTTTCGCCATCCTTGTCGGTGAAGAGGAAGTAGAACGGCCCCTCACGCTCTACAGATGGTTCGACTTCCACTTTGCATTCGGTTTTTTCGTTGTCCGGAATTGCCGTTTCCACTGCATCAGTTTCTGGTACTGGCGACGAGAGAGTATCAGTTGCGCTCTGATTTCTTCCTTCATCTTCAAACACGCCCTTTGTAGTCAGGTATTCAGTAATGTATTTGTTCAGTGCCACAGGGTCTTTGTGAATGTCGATCGGACGTTCACGGACAAGGCCAAAAATAGTCTGGCGGTCGTAGCGAAGGGCATCAGGCTGTTTGCGCATTGATGCCGAGATACGCTTCCAGTCTTCGCGGTCGTTGTCGATAACTTCATTTTTTGCCCAGCGATGGATGCTGCCGTCAATGTTTCCGGCATCCACATCACCAGGCCAGAGAGCGTAGGCCAGTTCGTCATCCAGTGTTTTCCATGTCTGCTTGTATTCGCGATGAATGGCAGCAATGACCGGGCTGATTTTTCCTGTTGAATTTTCAGTGTGCTGTTGATTGGTTCTGGCGCGGGCGAGATCAACAACAGACGTGTATTTTCCGGTTTCCTTGCGTTCACCTTCGCGACGTTTTTTCCAGATGCGCATCTCTGCCTGAATTTCGGGCCATTTGGCACCAGGCTTACATTTATGCTTAACCCACCCGATGGCATGCAGCTTAAGCTCCGGATACATGGCGTTAACATCTGGCATTTTCATCAACGCTTCAACGATATGTCCGTCGAATGTTGCCATGTCTTCCTGCAACAATTCCTGTGCGCTAATAACCATATCAACGGTGATGTTTTCACATGTGTCGAACTTAACCATGACAGCGTTCTGTACTTCAGGGGCCAGCTTGTCAAAAGTGACGTTCATCGGATCGGATTCAGTCTCAACCGGGACAAAGGAAGCAGACTCCTCATCCCAGCGGTTTTCCTGCATATATTCAGCATCCCAGGAATCGAGGGCAGGGCGGGGTATACCGGGTTTATCCTCGCAAACAAGAAATTTATAAGCGCAGTCCTGAGCAGCCGGATAATGTTCCAGGAATTGCCAGTGAAATTTTGCTCGAGCACGGCGTTCGTCGCCAGCTTCAATGGCAGTGGCTACAGCGACTGCACCTTCTTCCTTTATTGCCTGTTCGTCCGGAATGGCGGCGCAAATAAAGACTTTACTCATTTTGTTTTACCTCATTACAGATTTAAGGGTGAACAAATCCCTGCCATTGCTGGCATATAAGAATGAAATCGGATGTTTATTACGGAACTGTTTTAAAGACCTGCCGGGATTTCGTTATTATCCTGGTGAATAACTTTATCGACCGGGTAACAGTTACCGGGAATTTTCTGTTCGGTTGCTGCAGTCACACACTCCTGCATTGTCCTGTGAACACTGACTGCAATATCAACTGGCTCTCCGGAAACAAGAAAAACTGTCAGAACAAGTGCAAATGCTGTATTCATTGCCAGCATCCTTTTTGTATCGGACGTAAACGGGCCAGCATTGAAAGAATGCATATTTTATTTAATAGCTCCCGTTCGTGTTTTCTCTTGTTAATGGCATCTTCAGTAAATACAGGGTTACTGATAGTGACACCAATTTCAAAACAACCTTCAGACGTATTAACGTTTGGTAATAACGTTTCCATTATCGCGTCCTCAACAATGAATTTTGTGATGCGGTGCCTGGTGCCTCCAGGTGACGTTAACCAGTTAACAATTAACGCCGGATACAGAGAATCCACCCATAACACTGTTTTTGGTTTTAACTGTTCCGCGTGCGCTCAGCCGCATTCACCGCATCACAAAATTCACTTTAAAAAGGGCGGCAGAGCAGTCACGGAGTAAAACTGATACCGCCAAACGTCACCAGAAAATTGATAACAGAGGGCGTTGCAGCGGGGTTGTCACTTAAGCGTATGGTCAACCTGACAACCCGGTGTCCTCAACGGGGAAGGAATAACCCCGCCATACTTACCGCCGCGCCATTTCGCGGATTGCCACAACCGGAAGCGCACGATCGAATTAAATTTAACGACGACCTATACAGAGAGACTAACTTCGCCGGGCGCTTTCGTGTTATGCCCTGACTTTTCAGGGATATATCCTTTTCAGTAAACTGTCAGTGCCGGATTCTTATCCGTGTCCGGCGCACGCACTCTACCTCACCTGTGAATAAATTAATGATTAATTGATATTTTGTTGTTTGATTCAACTTTCCCATCGGATGTGTGATGCTTTAAATCACAGGAATTAATACTGCTCGCTGTAAAATGATTTTCAAGGGGAGCTATTCGAATCCCTTTCTTTTTCATTAACAAGCCAAATCCTTTATTAATGATGTCCATTAATTCCAGGAAGTATTTTTCATGTAAATCCTGGTTATCAGAGAGCTGCTTCTCTTCGTACAGACCGATAAAGGCACGACGCACGTTACCGGATATAGTATCGATGGTTTCTTTTTCTACGGTACTCAGGTCAAGAGTCGCCAGTTGAGAGCGAACCACATTCGATGCCATTTCCTGGAATGGTACTGGTAAATCTTTAAATTCCATCGTCAACCTCATCAGTCAGTGTTTCTGGTTAACCAGCGACGCGCGCCAGCTTCAGTTTTAAACGTTTTGCTTCTGGTATACGTCATCGCGGTAAACGTGCCGTCCTGGTTGGGAAACACGCCGTACACCAGAGATTCGTTGTTGCCAAGATCGATAGTATCCATGCTGACCTCATTTCCCCTTAACGCTGGGGTAGCGGAACTAAAAACCTGCTGCGCTGTTATACAAAGTGTTCCCGCCGTTATGTTCATACGCCTCGGGCTGGCTACTTACCCCCTGACCACTGCTTGGTAACTCGAAGTATTGCCCGGCGTTCTGTGGGGCGGGGTGGGTTGGTATGTTGTTAAGGTAACAAGAGTTACCTTTCGAGTCAATACAATGTTGCAAAAGGTACATTTGAGGGCATGAAAAACCCGCAATGAATGCGGGTTCTGACTCAGTCTAAGTATTGATGTATTTGTGAAACTTTACCTTTAATGGTGTAACCACCATTCAGTTCGATGGGTTTGTAAAGCGGATTCAGTGACAACAGATAGATGTTTGGTCCGTCAATCGCAACTTTTTTTAGTGTTACGTTTGGCGTTCCTTCCAATTGGATTAAGATTATTTTTCCCACCAGTTCTCTAATGTTACTTGAGCATGGTGTGATCAGCACGGTAGATCCGTCGGGGATGGTTGGGAGGCCGTTAGAGTTTGTCATCGCATCTCCCTCAACATGCAATAAAAAAGAGTTTTCAGCGGTTTTTGTCATGACATCAACCCAATTCTTAATACCAGGAATCTCGGTTACTGGACAACTCATATCCCAATAACCAGCCTGTTCCCACGTTAAAACGGGCAACCGGGCGATGTTGTCACTAATGTAAGGGTACTGATTCAGACGCAGATCATCGGCTTTATCGTGACCGTCCTTTCCATAAAGAATCCATTCAGGAGATTTGGAAAGCAATTTTGACAGTAGATACAAATTCTCACCGTCAGGTTTTGAAGAGCCATTTTCCCATTTTGTTACGGATACACGAGATATGCCGATTGCTTTCGCAACCTGCTGTTGGGTTAATCCAACGTCTTTTCGACGATTCCGAATACGTTCGCTGATAGTGTTTTTCATGTAACCAATGTTACTACCAAGTGATGTTGCTATGGTTGACATTGTTATGTAACTATTGTTACCCTTCTACTCGAAATAACAGGAGAGTTTTATGTTCAAAGATGATGTTCTGCGCTATTTCAAAAAAAAGCGACTAGTAGCTGAGGCTCTTGGAATTTCACATGTGGCTGTTGTGCGGTGGAAAGCAGTTATTCCCAAACTTCGCGCAATGGAACTGGATGAAATTACTAACGGTGAATTGAAATACAACCCAGAACTTTACAAGAAGCAGGATAGCACCTCAAACGAAGGAAAGAATGATTCATGAAAATCAAGCATGAACACATCCGCATGGCGATGAATGTCTGGGCGCATCCGGACGGCGAAAAAGTACCGGCTGCGAAAATTACCAAAGCGTATTTCGAGCTGGGAATGACGTTCCCGGAACTGTATGACGACAGCCATCCGGAAGCCCTAGCCCGTAATACCCAGAAAATTTTCCGCTGGGTAGAGAAAGACACCCCTGATGCAGTTGAAAAAATTCAGGCGTTGTTACCAGCGATCGAAAAGGCAATGCCACCTTTGCTGGTGGCCAGAATGCGCAGCCACAGTTCAGCTTATTTTCGGGAGCTGGTGGAGACGCGGGAGCGACTGGTGAGAGACGCTGATGATTTTGTAGCAGTGGCAATCGCCGGTTTCAATCAGATGAACCGTGGTGGCCCGGCAGGAAATGCTGTGGCAGTTCATTGACTGACAATAGCCATATCGAATCGCTTCCGGCAACTCGTGAGTAAAAAGATTCGGTATCAGAAGAGGTGAGTATGGCTAACGCCTGGCTCAGATTATGGCATGACATGCCAAATGACCCTAAGTGGCGAACAATTGCCAGGGTGTCAGGGCAGCCAATTGCAACAGTGATGGCAGTGTATATCCACCTCCTGGTGAGCGCGTCACGAAATGTCACGCGAGGTCACATTGATGTCACGACAGAAGATTTGGCAAGTGCGCTCGACGTGACAGAAGAGGTAATTGATTCAATTTTGCAGACGATGCAGGGGCGGGTACTTGATGGTGATTTAATCACTGGATGGGAAAAACGCCAGGTGCTGAAAGAGGACAACGGCAATATTTCGCAAACCGCAAAATCTCCGGCAGAGCGCAAGAGGGCGCAGCGAGAGAGGGAAAGAAAGCGGGAACAAAATGGCGATTGTCACGGCGAGTCACGAAATGTCACGCACATGTCACGACGAGTCACGACAGATAAAGATACAGATAAAGATACAGATCAAGAAGATCAAAACACTATGGTCCATGGCGTAAAAAACGCCACGAACCAGGCAGGGGATGTTCAGACCGTCAATCCTGGTCAGCCAGCAGGCACGACACCGGAAGCCGATTCAGCGTATGCGCTGAAAGCCGATTCGGGCGCTGTGCAGCAGGTGATGACCGCAAGGCAGGAGCAATCACACCAACTTCAGCAGCCTGAAGCCGATTCCGCCATTCAGCGGGAAGCCGATCGGGTAGTCCCGGAAAACACCGGTCAGTCTGTGGGACGAGTGGATTATCCGGATGTGTTCGAACAGGTCTGGCGGGAGTACCCGTTGCGTGCTGGGGCAAACCCGAAGAAATCCGCTTTCAGTGCCTGGAAGGCCAGATTACGCGAGGGGGTGCCACCAGAGGCCATGCTGGATGGTGTGAGGCGTTACGCGAGATACCTGGCGGCGACCGGGAAAACGGGAACGGAATTTGTTCAGCGAGCGACGACGTTTTTTGGACCGGACCGGAATTTTGAGAACCCCTGGTTGCTCCCGGTAAGCGGCACGAACAACCAGCGTTGTGTGAATCATATTTCTGAACCGGATAACGAAATTCCGCCGGGCTTCAGGGGGTAAGTGTTAATTTCTGGTCATGAGGTAATTTTCAGGAGGGCTTGTGGCAAAAGTTTTTACACAAGAAGAGCGGGAAAAAATTAAAGGGCAGGCTCTTGAACTCGTACGCCAGAGTGGGCGCGAGACGTTACGACAACTGGAAGCTAAAACTGGGGCAACAAGATATCTGATGAGCGTTCTGGCCAGAGAGCTGGTTGCCAGTGGCGATGTATACAACTCTGGTTACGGGTTATTCCCGTCTGAACAGGCGCGTAAGGACTGGCAAAATACCCGTAAAAAGCTCTCAAGGGCAAAGCTGAAGAAACCTGCAGTGGTTGATCCGGACCTTATCTGGTCGTTACCAGACGGCGAAATACGCCGCTACGACAGGCACCAGAACATAATTTGTCGTGAGAGCAGGAGGAGCGAAGTTATGCAGCGTGTGCTGGCGTTCTATCGGGGAAACTTTCAGGAGGTGATGGAGTGAGGGTGAGAGTTTATATTGCCGGTCCAATGACGGGATATGAAAATTTCAACCGTGAGGCATTTCACAAGGTGGAAGAGGAACTGAAACGGGAAGGGCATACCGTCTTAAACCCGGCAGTACTTCCGGACGGGCTGACACAGCCGCACTACATGGATATTTGCATGGCAATGATTCGTTGTGTGGATGCGATTTACATGCTGAATGGCTGGCAGCGGTCAGCGGGCGCTAAGGCAGAGCTGGCACTGGCGGAGAAACTGGGGCATGCGGTGATTTATCAGGAGGTGGCTCAATGAGAGAGGTTAACTATGAGGCGCTTCGTGAGGCAGCACAAAACTATCAGTCGACGCTGGCGTGGTATCAGGCTACCCCGGACAGCCCAAATGCTGAACGGGATTGTGATGCGGCTCTTGCTGCGTTTAAGCGTCATATCCGTCATCGGGAAGCGGATATTATCGCTGGTTTGCTGGATGGACTGGAAGAAGCAAAATCACAACTCAACGAGCAGCGTGAGTATTACGAAGGCGTTATCTCTGATGGGAGCAAGCGTATTGCTGAACTGGATGCGCGGGAAGTTCAATTACCGACTCGCTACGACCTTCGATATGGACACCCGATAAATGCAGATGAGCGACATGTCATGATACCTAAAGAAAATGGCAGTTGGCTTTACCTGATTGACCTAGAACACGCATTACGCGTCGCTGGCATTCGCATCAAAGGAGAGGAGCATGGAAATAAAACCAGAGGATGAGTTAAGCAATATCGTTTTATTTCCGGTAAAAGAGGATGACCCTCGTAATCAGGTTAATTTTCTTTATGAGCCATCGGAAAGACCATATTGTCATCACGCCTCTGTCCGGGTTGACGAAAAAGAGCGTCAGGTCCGCTGTAAAATCTGCGGTGCAGTTGTGGAGCCATTTGACTGGATGCTCTCTGTGGCGAAAAGAGAAACTAGGCTGGCAGATGATGTAAAGCTATTGCGCCAGGAGGAACAGGAAAGGCGGAAAAATATAGAAAAGTTAATTCAGATTGAGCGTAACGCGAAAGCGCGGATACGCAGGGTGACAAAATCCAGAACTGAATAAATAAATTTAGCGCTGTAAATAAAATCTAATCCTTAACTGGAGGTGTATTTATGTTAAATACACAGAAAGCCATTAATGCGGAAAAATATAACGAGTGGGCAAGAAAATTCTCTGAGCAGATTTTTAAAATTACTGGCGATGAGAATGCGGCAAAAAATGAATTAGAACCGTGGACGCCTGAAGGAGCCGACCCAAATTATTGCTGGAGGGAGGTTGATCCAGTTGATGCTGCAAATGAAGCTATGAGTTATCACAACGATTAATGTCAGGAGGCCGCCCGAAAGGGCGGTAATGAATGGTCACATTATTTAGAAAAAATATCCGCGAAAGAGTAGAACAACAGAATTTCTGTTTCTCATTCTGTTTATCGTGTTGATGATACCGATATCCCCGTTAATCCTAGTCTGGATAATCGGAAAAATAATTGAGCCAGTTATTGAATTGTATAACGACGTGGTATGGGCGTCATTCAACACACTGCACAATAAAATTAATCCGTATAAGGAAAACTGATATGGCAACTTTGACAAAAAAAGAACGGGCATGGTTGAACGAATTACAGGAAGTTCTTGATCGCTGTCCATCACCGAAAAAAATTGGCTTTTACACCATTGGCGATAAAAGCATTTACCTGTATGACCTACGCCGCATGGATGAAATCATGGAGGCTCTTGATAATCGTTCGTCGATGGATTGGTGTGTTGCTGTTCATGATATGAATGCAGGGTTTGATGAAAAGATTTTGTTCCCCTCATCAGTTGAAAGCACTGCGGGTTAAGGAGTAACACATGACCACTATTACCAAAGAACGTATTGAATTGTTCATTAAAAATCCGCTTGAAAACGGGCTTACCCGTGGTGAACAAATGGAACTGGCACGGATTGCGCTGGCATCGCTGGAAGCAGAGCCGGTGGCAAAGATTATAGCTCATTACCCATTAGGGGTTGACGTAGGCAAACAAAAATTTGTACAGGCCATTAGAGAGCTTCCTGACTTTGGCGGATATCTATTTGCCGCCCCTCCAGCGCCGATAGTGCCGGAAGAAATGTATTGGCAGGATGCGCCAGTTGAAGGCAGCAGCAAAGCGGCTGCATACGCTACAGGCTGGAACGATTGCCGCGAAGCCATGTTTCAGTCCGGAAACTTTCGGGAAAATAAAGATTCGTCAACCAATAATTTTCGGAAAATCCCGGAAGCGTCAACCAGCTCTCCGGTAACTCCGGCTCTTCTGCCTGGTGGTTTCACCATTGAGGAGGCGAAGGAATTACATGAAGACCTGGCACGCAGCCACATAAGCAAGGCCTTAAGTGGCGAAAAGATGAAAAAGAAAGATCGCGATGCTGATTTGCGCTGGATTCATGGCGTTATAGTTCAGGCAGCGTGGTTTGTAAAAGCATCACTGGAGCAGAATGCACTATCGGGCAACTATCCGGTAACTCCGGATAGTTGGATAAGCTGTAGTGAGCGAATGCCGGATACCAAAACAGCCGTTCTTGTTGCCAGGGATTTTGGCAGGAAAGGTGACTGGCGAATGAAATGGGCGACTTACATCCCGGGGCATCCTGACGCTAATGATGGGTGGATAATACCTGGTGCGTCGTGGATACCATCACACTGGATGCCTCTACCAGAACCGCCGCAGGAGGTGCGCCAATGAACTGGCCTGAAGCATTTGCAATTACAGGCGTTGCTATGGCTATCGCTTTTTTAGTATATGTTATTTGTCGGTGAGGGTAAAAACGTTCGCCGGGATTAACACCAAAGGAGGGAATATGTCGGATGATATATCACTGGCAATGGAAGGTGCGCTGGCTGTTGTTGCTGTTGTGGGCGTTTACTGCCTGGTTGTGTTTTTGATGGATCGACTAGGGAACTGAATTCATTACGATATGGGAATTCCCATATCGGGTAAAAACGGTTTGCGGTAAAGCGAGAGTTAAGTAGAATTGCTGCGGGTGCTTGAGGCTGTCTGCCTCGGGCATGCCACCGTAAGGCAGACAGAGAAAAGCCCCAGTTAACATTACGCGTCCTGCAAGACGCTTAACATTAATCTGAGGCCCAATCTATGCTTCACAAACGTAGGTTAGCCTCTTACGTGCCGAAAGGCAAGGAGAAGCAGGCTATGAAGCAGCAAAAGGCGATGTTAATCGCCCTGATCGTCATCTGTTTAACCGTCATAGTGACGGCACTGGTAACGAGGAAAGACCTCTGCGAGGTACGAGTCCGAACCGGCCAGACGGAGGTCGCTGTCTTCACAGCTTACGAACCTGAGGAGTAAGAGACCCGGCGGGGGAGAAATCCCTCGCCACCTCTGATGAATCAGGCATCCTCAACGCACCCGCACTTAACCCGCTTCGGCGGGTTTTGTTTTTTCCTGGCATTCTGGTTTACAATTCGCACGCCAGCCTGAACAACTGGCACCTGCTGCGCCAGCAGAGACAACCGATGGCGCACGATACCAAATTATACAATTCTGATGATTCTGCCGTCTTTGCCAGCAGGCGCGGACGGTGTTTTCACGCATTCAAATCTGACTGGTACCAGCATCCCCCATGCACTGAAGAACAGGCCGAATGGCTCATTCAGTGTTACCGCAGGCGCGGATGCGAGGTTAAAAAAGCCCTTAGCCTCGACTACCGTCACTGGATAATCTCCGTCAGGCTCCCTTACTCCGAACGGCCACCGCGTCCGTCCCGCACATTCCAGCAACGGATCTGGAGGTAATGTGCGGGTATTACTTCGACCTGTTCTGGTACCGGAACTCGGTCTGGTTATCGTTAAGCCAGGCCGTGAATCCATGCGGGTATTTCATGGCGGCAGGGTGCTGGTGGAGTCTGAACCGAAAAGCATGCGTAATCTGCCGTCCGGGGTCGTTCCTGCCGTTCGCCAGCCGCTGGCGGAAGATAAATCATTACTGCCATTTTTCAGCAATGAGCGTGTGATTCGTGCTGCTGGTGGCGCTGGTGCACTGTCTGACTGGTTATTACGTCACGTTAAATCCTGCCAGTAGCCTCATGGTGATTATCATCACAGCGAAACTGTCATACATCGTTACGGTACCGGCGCGATGGTGTTGTGCTGGCACTGCGACAACCAGCTGCGCGACCAGACATCCGAATCACTTGAGCAACTTGCTCAACAAAACCTGTCAGCATGGATGATTGACGTCATCCGCCACGCAATGAATGGCATACAGGAACGGGAATTATCGCTGGCTGAATTATCCTGGTGGGCAGTCTGCAATCAGGTGGTGGACGCATTACCTGAGGCAGTATCGCGTCGTTCTCTGGGATTACCGGCGGAAAAAATCCGCTCCGTATACCGTGAAAGCGACATCATACCGGGAGAACAGACCGCCACCAGCATACTGAAGCAGCGCACAAAAAATATTGCGCTACCGCCTCACACCCACCAGCAACAGAACCCACCACAGGAAAAGACGGTGGTCAGCATTGCCGTTGATCCGGAGTCTCCGGAATCCTTCATGAAACGACCTAAACGTCGCCTCTGGGTAAATGAGAAATACACACGCTGGGTAAAGACACAGCCGTGTGCGTGTTGTGGTAAGCCAGCGGACGATCCTCATCATCTGATTGGTCATGGTCAGGGTGGAATGGGAACAAAATCCCACGATATTTTCACGCTACCGCTGTGTCGGGAGCATCACAACGAGCTTCATGCGGATCCGCTGGCGTTCGAAGAAAAGCATGGTTCCCAGGTTGATTTAATTTTTCGTTTTCTTGATCACGCTTTTGCAACCGGCGTGCTCGGGTAAAAGAGGTTACTGATGCGTATAGAGTTTGTTTTGCCTTACCCGCCGACGGTGAACACCTACTGGCGACGTCGTGGCAGCACATATTTTGTATCAAAAGCCGGTGAGCGTTATCGCCGGGCTGTGGCGCTTATTGTTCGCCAGCAGCGGCTGAAATTAAGCCTGTCCGGACGGCTGGCAATAAAAATTATTGCAGAACCACCGGATAAGCGCCGCCGTGACCTGGACAACATTCTGAAAGCACCGCTGGATGCGCTGACGCATGCGGAAGTGCTCATTGATGACGAGCAGTTTGATGAAATCAATATTGTGCGCGGTCAGCCTGTGCCAGGTGGACGGCTGGGCGTGAAGATTTACGAAATCAGAGGTGGTAACGATGGCGCGTGATATCCAGATGGTTCTTGAGCGATGGGGGGCATGGGCAGCAAATAATCATGAAGATGTAACATGGCCCTCGATAGCTGCTGGTTTTAAAGGATTAATCCCGACTAAAGTGAAATCACGTCCTCAGTGTTCTGATGATGACGCCATGATAATTTGTGGTTGTATGGCACGATTAAACAAGAATAATCAGTATTTGCACGATTTGTTGGTGGATTATTACGTAGGTGGAATGACATTTATGGCTCTTGCACGTAAGCATAGATGTTCTGATGGGCTTATTGGTAAAAGGCTTTATAAAGCGGAAGGTATTATTGAAGGAATGCTTATGGCTCTGAATGTCCGGTTAGATATGGATATGCGGTAGGGATATATAGTGATGAGGGTTATGTTTTCTGTGTTTATAATTAACATGTTTATTTTTTGATGGTCATGTATTGTGGAAGGTAGATAAAATGTTGCCTGGTGAATTGAAAATATTGATAATCAATCTTCATCATTAAATAAAAGGAGTGCTTATGTGGATTGTGTTAGTACTGTCACTGTCAACTCTCAGTTGGCATAAGGTAGTGGCTTTTTCATTGTTGACGGTGTCTGTTGTCCTGGCTGTGCTTAATGATATTATTGATTGGTCGGTGTTATTTTTTGTTGCTACAATCGTTTTTTTTATTATTTTGAAGTTCAACTGGAAATATAACGCCTGGGCTAAATCTATATATGAAGTTGGCATAGTTTTATCAGCCATAGCATTATCTTTCCATCTATGGCCAGGGTTTCACAATCCTGTAGTGCTAAATTCTGTTACTGTTGGCCCTCAAAGTACTCCCTATACAATGTATTTTAATTTTGATAAAGCGCTGGTGCCATTTTTGTTAGTCCTGTGTACATCTTCTTTGTTTAAAAAAGAAGTAAAATCAGAAGTGTCTTTGTGGAAGTGGGGGGCTCTGTCGCTCTCTGTTCCTCTTATCCTGTTTTTGGCTGTTTTTTTTGGTGGATTAAAGCCAGAGATTCATTTTCCTGAGTGGTTGCCAGAGTTTATATTGGCTAATTTGTTTTTTGTGTCTCTGGCAGAGGAATCATTATTTAGAGGGTATATTCAATCACGGCTATCAGAAGTAACGTCTCCATTGGTTGCATTAATTGTGGCGGCTTTGTTGTTTGGTTTTTATCACTATTCAGGTGGTGCTTTACTTGTATTATTTGCCACGTTATCTGGTGTTGTGTATGGATTGTCATGGATGTGGAGTGGGCGTTTGTGGGTTGCCACCCTTTTCCATTTTGGTTTGAATCTGTGTCACTTGTTATTCTTTACCTATCCATTTTTAAAACATAATTGATTTTTTCTATGGTTTTAAATTTATAAGACTGAAAAATAGCAGGACGTGACATTTGCATGAAAAATATGCACGGCAAAGCATTTACGTACGTAAAAAATCAGGTATGCTGTTAAGAGTGGTTATTTCGCCGCATAGCTTGACCCCGCCTCTGAGCGGGTTTTTTGTGCCCGCAAAGTAGCGCAGTGCGTTAAATGTGCTGGTAGTTATTAATACAGGTCTTTCAGCTTGCTGGCTTTTTCGGCAAGAGTTATTGGTGTGTCACGTTAACCGGAAAGGGTAAAAAGACATGCTGAAACAGCAGGATATGACAGAAACCGCCAGAGTTGTGTTTGATGAATTAAGCGTCACCGAACCGGCGACAGTCGGGGAGATTGCGCAGAATACTTACCTTTCACGCGAACGCTGCCAGTTAATACTGACCCAGCTTGTTATGGCGGGTCTGGCAGACTATCAGTGCGGTTGTTACAGACGCCTTCAGTCCTGAAGGCTTTTTTATTTGTGGTAAATGGGCGGCTGGTGGGTGTTAGCGGCACCTGTCAGTCCTTTGCTTATGTGTTGATGATAATTTACCTTTTGGGGCTATAATTGAACTAACCAATTGCTAATGAAAGTAAAATTATAATGGTTGTTGTCTGTTCAGTTATCATGGTTTGCTCCCCAATTAATATTTTTCTTGAAAAGGATACGTTGTCACTTAAGCCCGGCTCAGTCGTTCTGGCCACCAAATGCATCAGGGCGCTTTTCCTTATGCATTATGGCAAAGTTAAAATTTTCGATATAAACCATTCCATAGTAAGTCAATATCTGGAAATTCAGCATAAGCTGACAAGAACTCATCTGACTGACGTTCCGCTTTATCTGTCACTGGAACCCAACAACCCTGCGTTGGCTGAGGCTTTAATTACCAGCCAGAGATTTTCCGGAGATACCACGGATATGTTTCTTATGATGGCATGCCTGTCGCTGTTTGAATCAGATGAACGGATATTATTATTTTTAAGTGGATGTTTATCCAGTATAAGTGCCAAAGTCAGGGCGATAATTCAGACAGATATATCAGCAAGCTGGACGCTTGGTGCGATTGCGTTACGCCTGCATATGAGTGAGAGTTTGTTAAAGATAAAACTGAAAAATGAAGGGCACATGTTCAGTCGCTTGTTGCTGGAAGAGCGGATGCGTGTTGCTGTGAATATGTTATGTTCCCGGCATGGATATGGACAGGCTGTAGCAGAAAAATGCGGTTATTCAAGCTGGTCCTACTTTATTTCTGTATTTCACCGCTATTATGGCTTCCCGCCAGACAGATATGTATCCAGGCAAGGGCTTGATTATTGATTTTCATCTGATTATTATTTTTTGACCCGGCCCTTTAGCTCAGTGGTGAGAGCGAGCGACTCATAATCGCCAGGTCGCTGGTTCAAATCCAGCAAGGGCCACCATCACATACCGCCATTAGCTCATCAGGAAAGAGCGCCAGCTTTCGAAGCTGGTTGCGCGGAGTTCGGGTCCCCGAAGGCGGTCCATTATCTGTATCCTGCGTTGTTAGCTCAGCCGGACAGAGCAATTGCCTTCTAAGCAATCGGTCACTGGTTCGAATCCAGTACAACGCGCCACACTTATTTTCCCTGGCTCGCTTTTGCGGGCCTTTTTTTTAAATGTCTCACAATTCAGGCGGTTGACTGTTGTCTGGTTTGCGGGGAGTTTGTTAAAAGAAACTGGCATGGTGAATCCCCCTGTGCGGAGGGGCAATCAGCGAGTAGGTATATGGGATAATCGCGGATTCAGGTGCTGGTACTGAATTCACCGGGAGGCACCCGGCACCATGCAATGGCACATAGCGCCACTCTCCAGCCCCTCTCCGGAGGGGCTTTCTTATGGACAAAAAAAGCCCGCGCAGGGAGACGCGGGCGGCAAGGAATAAACAACAAAACGTGAAGTAATATTTCAGCTGGCGAATAATATCCGACAGTAATCACTCTGCGCAATAGCGCGGCCTTTTTCGTATTGCGGGCTGTTGTCTCTCTTCTGCCATTGTCCTGTAACTTCCGGACTTCAGCCCGCTCCTCATTTTACTCACAATATTATCCCGGCCGGGAGGATTCATGGCATTTAAACACTATGATGTTGTCAGGGCGGCGTCGCCGTCAGACCTTGCGGAAAAGCTGACACACAAACTGAAAGAGGGCTGGCAGCCATACGGCGGACCGGTTGCCATTACGCCGTACACACTGATGCAGGCGGTGGCTATTGAAGGAGAGCCACAGGTCGGCCCTTCATCTGAGCCGGACTGGTTCTACGTGGTTGTGCTTGCCGGACAGTCCAACGGCATGGCCTACGGTGAAGGGCTTCCGTTACCGGATTCTTACGATGCTCCGGATCCGCGCATTAAACAGCTGGCGCGCCGCAGCACGGTAACTCCGGGTGGAGAGAGTTGTACGTATAACGACATCATTCCGGCTGACCACTGCCTGCATGATGTGCAGGATATGAGTACGCTGAATCATCCGAAGGCAGACCTGAGCAAAGGGCAGTACGGCTGTGTCGGCCAGGGCTTACATATTGCCAAAAAACTGCTTCCGTATATCCCGAATAACGCGGGGATCCTGCTGGTACCATGCTGTCGTGGTGGTTCTGCATTCACCCAGGGCGCTGAGGGGACATTCAGTGCGGACACGGGGGCCAGCCAGGATTCGGCACGCTGGGGTGTGGGTAAACCGTTATATCAGGACCTGATTGCGCGCACTAAAGCTGCATTACAGAAGAACCCGAAAAATGTGTTGCTGGCGGTGTGCTGGATGCAGGGAGAGTTTGACATGAGCGCCGCCACCCACGCACAGCAACCTGCGCTGTTTACAGCCATGCTGACACAGTTTCGTGCTGACCTCTCCGTGTTTAACGCGCAGTGCCATGGTGGCAGTGCTGCAGATGTGCCGTGGATTTGTGGTGACACGACGTATTACTGGAAAAATACATACGCTACCCAGTACGACACCGTGTACGGCGGGTATAAAAACAGGGAGAGTGAGGGCGTTTATTTTGTGCCCTTCATGACAGACGGTAACGGCGTCATACCGCCACTAACGCGCCGGCAGAAGATCCGGATATTCCGGCATCAGGATATTACGGTGCGGCATCGAGAACGAATGGAAACCAGGTATCATCAAACCGCCCGACACATTTCAGTTCATGGGCGCGCAGGAGCATTATTCCGGATCGTCTGGCAACCGCTATTCTGAACGCAGCCGGGCGCACCTCCGCCTTCATCAGTGGTAAGGCACCGGAAATCAAACCCTCGCCCGGCGGCAACACGCCATCGGGTCCGTCTGCAGATACGTCCGTTCGCACAATCTCCCTGCTGCCGGCAGCCGGAGAGGCTGCTGCGCAGGGCTGGAGCATTAAGGATGGCGGAATTCAGTTGTCAGATGGTGTATTTAAGATCACCAAGCAGAGCAATAAAACCTGGTCCCTGACGCATCCGGTGGATGACGCAATTACCCTGCTGACACAGGGCGGCAGACTGACCTGTAAGTTCCGCCTGTCAGGCGCACTGACCAACAATCAGTTCGGGCTGGGGATTTATCTGTATACGGATGCTCCCGTTCCTGATGGTGTGGCGATGACGGGTACCGGTAATCCGTTCCTGATGTCGTACTTCACTCAGACCACTGACGGCAGAGTGAATCTGATGCATCACAGGAAAGCCGGAAACACGAAGCTGGGGGAGTTCGGCGATTACGGTAACGACTGGCAGACGCTGGAGCTGGTGTTCACCGCCGGCAGTGCCACGGTTACTCCGAAACTGAATGGAGTGGCTGGCCCGGCATTCCAGGTYATAAAAGACAGTCTGACACTGGGACTGAATGYGCTGACGCTGACGGATGTTACAAAAAATGCAGCGTATGGCGTTGAGATAGAAAGTCTGGTGCTGGAGATAAATGCACCGGCAGCATAATAAAAAAAGAGCCAGCGACTGACCTGAAAGAAGACGCTGGCTAAAAGGCCTTATATGTTTGTAGAGACTTATTTTTCACAGACAGCAATGATGCCTGTCAATATATTATCAATATGCGGATTGTTTCAGTTACAGATGCTTTATTAAGGAAAAAAACAGCCAGCACTGACTTTCGGTGGAGAGGTGCTGGCTCAGAAGGATAGTTGGATTTCACATGATACTTATGCCTGGCGGTATATTTTCTGACAGACAGTGACGGGTGTTGTCAAGATATTGTGTCATTTATAACCTGAATCAGGGGGGGGCCGGAATGTTATCTGGCATTTTTAGCAGAGCCTGAATGCCATAATCACGGCTCCCGGAGTTGGCCGTCAGTGGGTGACACTGGCGGCTTTTTTGTTTTTCTTTACTTTCATTTTCTGTCGGCGGTGACGGAGACATACATCAGATGGAAAAAATCACAACAGGTGTGTCATACACCACGTCAGCGGTGGGGACGGGATACTGGTTACTGCAGCTGCTGGACAAAGTCTCTCCGTCCCAGTGGGTGGCAATAGGTGTGCTGGGAAGTCTGCTGTTTGGCCTGCTGACGTATCTGACTAACCTGTATTTCAAAATCAGAGAGGACCGTCGTAAGGTGGCGCGGGGAGAGTAGTCGATGAATAAACAATACGAACTGGTTGTAAAATGAATATTTCTAACTGAAAAAACGTTCCATGAGGTAAGAAAAGGTCACAGGCAATCAATAACAGGATGTGATGAAAGACCCTTGCATTTGTGCGCTTTCTCTTTAGATAGCAGCAGATACTGAAAATCTGAGTTGTCGGGGAGTCAGGGATACAGCTGTGCAAGAGTTGGTCATTGTGATTCCATTGAAATCCTGTATGCCATGAAGGGCAGGATTTTATGGCTACCTGAGCTTTGGTGATAGTAAGTTGAAAATTCGCATTTTTTGCTGACATGCGTAACGAGAATCCCATAAACAGGGAGGACTTAATTCTTCATTAACCCATGCGTTGATATTATGTTTCAGCCGTTGAAGCATCAGCGGTGTTAATGTTGTGGTAATAATATCCAGCGTTTTATGTGAGATCTTACCGTAAGGGTCTGCAAGAATGCTGCTTGTTGCTTCGTTATTATCTGCCATCAGAAGAAGTAACTCTGATTTAACGTTTTCTGTCATTAGTTGTAAAAATCTTCTGCGCAAACTTTCTTTACTGTTCATTTATATGGCTTCATTTGTTGTAATCTGCTGCGTCTCAAGGGATATGTTTATGAGAGCGACCATGAGTGTTTGATTATATACCTAACATATCAAGGGATTAGAAATCGATAAATCCCCATGAACGAAAAAATAAAATACGGCCTGTCGGCTGCCGTTCTGGCGCTGATTGGTGCAGGTGCTTCTGCGCCTGAAATCCTCGACCAGTTTCTGGATGAAAAGGAAGGTAACCACACCACGGCATACCGTGATGGTGCGGGGATCTGGACCATCTGCCGTGGTGCCATTCTGGTGGATGGTAAGCCTGTTATTCCTGGCATGAAGCTGTCAAAGGAAAAATGCGACCGGGTTAATGCCATCGAACGTGACAAGGCGCTGGCATGGGTGGAGAAAAACATCCGGGTGCCGCTGACCGAACCCCAGAAAGCGGGGATCGCGTCATTCTGTCCGTACAACATTGGCCCCGGTAAGTGCTTCCCGTCGACGTTTTATAAACGAATTAATGCAGGCGATCGAAAAGGTGCCTGTGAGGCGATTCGCTGGTGGATTAAGGACGGTGGCAGAGACTGCCGTATCCGTTCAAATAATTGCTACGGTCAGGTCTCACGGCGTGACCAGGAGAGCGCGCTGGCGTGCTGGGACATCGACAGATAGCAGAATATTTTCCTGAAAAATGACGTTGGCCAACGCGGGTGGATAACACGAAATCCTGAAAACTGGTAAAACCTAAGTGAATAAAAGTAAAAACCCCGTTTGTTGGCAGCAAGCGGGGTTTTGTGTTTTCTGACCTTGAGTAAGGCAAGGGAGAAATTATGGGTAGGGAGGTACTTTCCCTGTGAGGAAGTATAAAAGATTCTTTCTGAGGTTGTCCATTATGAAAGGCATTGAAGTGGAGACGCCAGCCAGTCTGGATTTAACAAGAGCGGCAGCTTTTGCCATTCGTATTGTGGCCATTGCTGTTCTGGTCTGGGCAATCCGTTGGTGGTGATATGAACCGTGTTCTGTGCGTGGTTATCATTGTCCTGCTGGTGGCCTGTGGTGCGCTTAGTCTGGGGCTGAATCATTACCGTGATCACGCCATCATCTACAAAGAGCAGCGCGATAAAAAAGCCAGTGAGCTGGAGCTGGCGAACGCGACAATTACTGATATGCAGATACGCCAGCGTGATGTCGCTGCACTTGATGCCAGATACTCGAGGGAATTAGCCGATGCGAGAGCTGAAAATGAAACTCTGCGTGCTGATGTTGCCGCTGGTCGTAAGCGCCTGCGGATCAACGCCACCTGCTCCGGTACCGTGCGTGAAGCCACCGGCACCTCCGGCGTGGATAATGCAACCGGCCCCCGACTGGCAGACACCGCTGAACGGGATTATTTCATCCTCAGAGAACGGCTGATGGCAATGCAGAAGCAACTGGAAGGAGCACAGGAATATATCCGTACCCAGTGTATACCGTGATGTTTTGTTATGAAGGTGTTACTGGTAACGTTAAGGTAATTTAACAAAGAGTCAGTTCCGGACTTTATAGTGTGCTCAGTTCATGGCCAAAAACGATTTCTGTGATAAATATTTTGAATATTATTTACAGGTAAATGGAGTGGGGCACATGGATAGAAATATTACAATAGAGAATGAAGTATATGCCCGTATTGTATGGGCAGAGAAGGCAAAAACACGGTAATTCCGTGTGTTGCCATGATACCTGATTGGCAGAATAGTTGTTTGGTTTTGAGTATATAGTCAGCGTTTTTTGTTCAGTAATTGCTCCCTCAAAAAATAATAAAATAAGGTGATTATTTTTGTTTATTATTTAGTTTTTTTTGTGTGTTGTTTTATTGTTTTTGCGTGGTTTGTTTTTTATTGTTATTTCATTAAGGGAAGGTAAATTCAGGATGGCAGTCTGTAGATAATCGGAGGTCACTTATGCTACATGATCACGTGGCAGAATGTCTGGAGAAAAAAGGACTGTACCGGAGAGCAGCTGAACGATGGGCAAAAGTGATGGTACAGCTAAGTGATGACCAGAAAAGAAAAGTGGCGGCACAGAAACGAGCAGAGTGTTTGCGTAAGGCGCGCCGGACTCCGGTTTCACCGGTGAACCTGACCGAAATAAAACAAGCGGTCAACAGACTACATTCTGAGTTGGGAATGGGATTTGAAGAGCGGCGGGTATTCCGACGATATAAAGGGACAGGAGAACAGAATACGTCCGGAAACGCGCGGTCAAAAAAATGCTAAAAAATATCTGAGAGAGTTATTGCCTGTTACCATAAGAAAAAGCGACTTTAGTGGTCGCTTTTTGTGTCATATATAAGTCGTTTAAGTAAACCTGTCTGAACAGGTGCTCTGGTCGTGTTTGTCTTTGTTGGGTACAAATTGAGCATGTTTTTCATTAATTAATCTTCTTCTGCAGGCTTCAATAACCCACGCTGAAAAATTACCTGAACCTTTCAGGTCAAGAGCGATGTTAATTTGTTCAATTATCTGGTTTGGAAATCGGATGTTGCGGGTTGTTGTTCTGCGGGTTCTGTTCTTTGATGACATAATGTTGCCCCGTATTCAGTGTTGCTGATTTGTATTATCTGAAGTTGCTTTTACGCTAATTTGATGCAGATCAATTAATACGATACCTGCGTAATAATTGATTATTTCTCGTGGTTTGATGGCGTACACACATGTCGTGATAAACCTCATGTAGATGATAATTATTATCATTTTCGTGGGTCCTTTCCGGCGATCCGACAGGTTACGGGGCGGCGACCTCGCGGGTTTTCGCTATTTATGAAAATTTTCCGGGATCCATGTCCGGTTTCTCTTCAAGTTAACTATATGAAAAATATAAAAACAGGTCTTCTGTGAACCGGACATGAACAAAAAACAGACATGTAAACCGGACATGACCGGTTTTGTTGTGATTGTGAGGTGAGAGTTTTTGCGAGGTGAGGAGTGGCTACGCAGACTGAAGTTGCCAGGCATTTAAGTCTGACCGATCGCCAGCTTCGCAGATTGCAGAAATTGCCGGGTGCCCCGATATCGAATAAGCGAGGGCAACTGGATCTGGATGCCTGGCGCGATTTTTACATATCGTATCTGAGGAGAAGTAAAAACGATGTGCCTGATGGCGATAGCGAAGACGACTATGAGGAGAAATTGCTTATTGCCAGATGGGAACTGACAGCAGAACAGGCTGTTACACAGCAGTTAAAAAATGAGGTGTCAAAAGGAAAACTTATTGACACCGGGTTCTGTATTTTTGCCCTCAGTAAGCTGGCAATGGCGTTATCCAGTACGCTTGATTCCATCCCTTTATCCATGCAGCGACAGTTTCCTGATTTAACACCGCGCCATCTTGACCATCTGAAAACCCTTATTGCTAAGGGGGCAAATCAGTGTGCGCGGGCAGGGGATAAATTACCGGATTTACTCGATGAATATATCAGAGCAACAACTGAATAATATGATGGCTGCCGTTTCGGTTGCGCTGCAGCCTCTGGTCAGGGTTGTACCAATGACGGCAGTTGAATGGGCTGATCAAAATTATTATCTGCCTAAAGAATCCTCATACGGTGAGGGCGAATGGAAAACGCTGCCATTCCAGATCGCCATTATGAACTGTATGGGTAACGACCAGGTTCGCACGGTTAACCTGATTAAATCTGCCCGTGTTGGCTATACAAAGATGTTGCTGGGGGTGGTCGGGTATTTTATTGAGCATAAATCCCGAAACAGTCTGCTTTTTCAGCCCACGGATTCTGCCGCTGAAGATTTTATGAAGTCTCACGTGGAGGCGACGATTCGGAACGTGCCATGCCTGAAAGACCTTTCCCCATGGCTGGGTCGTAAACATCGTGACAATACTCTCACGCTGAAACGCTTTTCATCGGGCGTCGGTTTCTGGTGCCTGGGCGGCGCTGCCGCCAAAAACTACCGTGAAAAATCCGTGGACGTGGTCTGCTATGACGAACTTTCCTCGTTCGAGCCGGATGTCGAAAAAGAGGGCTCGCCAACCCTGCTGGGGGATAAGCGTATTGAGGGGTCGGTGTGGCCAAAATCCATTCGCGGCTCGACGCCTAAAATCAAAGGCACCTGCCAGATCGAAAAAGCCGCTAACGAGTCGGCGCATTTTATGCGTTTTTATGTGCCCTGCCCGCACTGTGGGGAGGCGCAGTATCTGAAATTTGGCGATGAGTCCACGCCTTTTGGGCTTAAATGGGAGAAGGACAGCCCTGAAAGTGTTTTCTACCTCTGTGAACATCATGGCTGCGTGATCCATCAGTCTGAGCTTGACCAGAGCAACGGGCGGTGGATCTGTGAAAACACGGGCATGTGGACCCGTGACGGTCTGACGTTTTTCAGCGCCCGGGGTGATGAAATTCCGCCGCCGCGCTCCATCACGTTCCATATCTGGACGGCGTACAGTCCGTTCACCACCTGGGTACAGATTGTCTATGACTGGCTGGATGCACTGAAAGATCCCAACGGCCTGAAAACCTTTGTGAACACCACGCTGGGCGAGACCTGGGAAGAGGCCGTGGGCGAAAAACTCGATCACCAGGTACTGATGGATAAGGTTGTGCGTTACACGGCTGCGGTGCCTTCCCGGGTGGTTTATCTGACGGCGGGCATTGACTCGCAGCGAAACCGTTTTGAGATGTATGTCTGGGGATGGGCACCGGGAGAGGAAGCCTTTCTGGTGGATAAAATCATCATTATGGGGCGTCCCGATGAGGAAGAGACGCTGTTACGTGTGGATGCTGCGATCAACAAAAAATATCGCCATGCGGATGGCACCGAAATGACCATTTCCCGTGTCTGCTGGGACACCGGGGGGATCGATGGTGAAATTGTTTATCAGAGATCAAAAAAACACGGTGTTTTCCGGGTGCTGCCGGTAAAAGGCGCGTCTGTCTATGGCAAGCCGGTGATCACCATGCCGAAAACCCGCAATCAGCGGGGCGTGTATCTGTGTGAAGTGGGGACGGACACCGCAAAAGAAATTCTCTATGCCCGTATGAAAGCCGATCCCACGCCTGCGGATGAAGCCACGTCGTATGCCATCCGTTTTCCTGATGATCCGGAGATTTTTTCGCAGACAGAGGCGCAGCAACTGGTGGCGGAAGAGCTGGTGGAGAAGTGGGAAAAAGGAAAGATGCGTCTGCTGTGGGATAACAAAAAGCGGCGTAACGAAGCGCTGGACTGCCTGGTGTATGCCTACGCGGCATTACGTGTGTCCGTGCAACGCTGGCAGCTTGATCTGGCTGTACTGGCAAAATCCCGGGAAGAAGAGACGACCCGGCCAACCCTGAAAGAACTGGCAGCGAAGCTGTCCGGAGGAGTGAATGGTTACAGTCGCTGAACTGCAGGCGCTGCGTCAGGCGCGCCTTGATTTATTAACCGGTAAACGGGTGGTGTCTGTCCAGAAAGATGGTCGCAGAATTGAATATACGGCGGCTTCTCTGGATGAGCTTAACCGGGCGATCAATGATGCGGAGTCGGTACTGGGGACAACCCGGCGTCGCCGTCGTCCGCTGGGAGTGAGGTTATGAAACGAACGCCTGTCCTGATTGATGTGAACGGCGTTCCGCTTCGTGAGAGTCTCAGCTACAACGGGGGCGGTGCAGGATTTGGCGGGCAAATGGCGGAGTGGTTGCCACCGGCGCAGAGTGCCGATGCGGCCCTGCTGCCCGCGTTGCGTCTGGGGAATGCCCGGGCAGATGATCTGGTGCGCAATAACGGAATAGCGGCCAATGCGGTGGCACTGCATAAGGATCACATTGTCGGGCATATGTTTCTTATCAGCTACCGTCCGAACTGGCGCTGGCTGGGGATGCGGGAGACCGCAGCAAAAAGCTTTGTCGATGAGGTGGAGGCGGCCTGGTCGGAATACGCCGAAGGGATGTCTGGCGAGATCGACGTGGAAGGAAAACGCACGTTCACGGAATTTATCCGTGAAGGTGTGGGCGTTCATGCGTTTAACGGCGAAATCTTTGTGCAGCCGGTCTGGGATACGGAAACCACGCAGTTATTCCGTACGCGTTTTAAAGCCGTGAGTCCGAAACGGGTGGACACGCCAGGACACGGTATGGGGAACCGTTTTCTGCGGGCCGGGGTGGAGGTCGATCGATATGGCCGTGCCGTTGCGTACCATATCTGTGAGGATGATTTTCCTCGCTCCGGGAGTGGACGATGGGAACGGATCCCGCGTGAACTTCCCACCGGGCGTCCGGCCATGCTGCATATTTTCGAGCCGGTGGAGGACGGGCAGACCCGTGGGGCCAACCAGTTTTACAGCGTCATGGAACGGCTGAAGATGCTCGATTCCCTGCAGGCAACACAGCTTCAGTCGGCCATTGTGAAGGCCATGTATGCAGCGACGATTGAAAGTGACCTTGATACCGAAAAGGCCTTTGAATATATCGCCGGTGCGCCGCAGGGGCAGAAGGATAATCCGCTTATTAATATTCTGGAGAAGTTCTCCAGCTGGTATGACACGAATAACGTGACGCTGGGTGGTGTCAAAATTCCGCACCTTTTCCCCGGGGATGATCTGAAACTACAGACTGCGCAGGATTCAGACAATGGATTTTCGGCGCTTGAACAGGCGCTGCTGCGGTATATCGCCGCCGGTCTTGGCGTTTCCTACGAACAGTTGTCCCGTGATTACTCGAAGGTCAGTTATTCAAGTGCCAGGGCCTCTGCCAATGAGTCGTGGCGCTATTTTATGGGGCGGCGAAAATTTATTGCGGCCCGGCTGGCCACGCAGATGTTTTCCTGCTGGCTGGAAGAGGCACTTCTTCGGGGGATTATCCGTCCGCCACGGGCGCGTTTTGATTTTTATCAGGCGCGATCAGCCTGGTCACGGGCAGAGTGGATTGGTGCCGGAAGAATGGCCATTGACGGGCTCAAGGAGGTTCAGGAATCGGTGATGCGCATTGAGGCCGGACTGAGCACGTATGAGAAAGAGCTGGCGCTGATGGGCGAGGATTATCAGGACATTTTCCGCCAGCAGGTCAGGGAATCTGCAGAGCGGCAAAAAGCCGGACTCTCACGTCCGGTGTGGATAGCGCAGGCGTATCAGCAGCAGATAGCGGAGAGTCGCAGGCCGGAAGAGGAGACAACACCCCGTGAGACGTAATCTTTCACACATTATTGCCGCAGCATTCAATGAACCGCTGCTTCTGGAGCCCGCCTATGCGCGGGTTTTCTTTTGCGCGCTCGGGCGCGAGATGGGGGCAGCAAGTCTTTCGGTACCACAGCAGCAGGTACAGCTTGATGCTCCCGGAATGCTGGCTGAAACGGACGAGTACATGGCCGGAGGTAAACGACCGGCCCGTGTTTACCGGGTGGTGAACGGTATTGCTGTACTGCCGGTGACCGGCACGCTGGTGCACCGGCTGGGGGGTATGCGGCCATTTTCCGGAATGACAGGCTATGACGGCATTGTCGCCTGTCTTCAGCAGGCAATGGCGGATAGCCAGGTGCGGGGCGTACTGCTGGACATTGACAGTCCGGGCGGGCAGGCCGCCGGCGCGTTTGACTGCGCTGACATGATTTACCGCCTCCGTCAGCAGAAGCCGGTCTGGGCACTGTGCAATGACACGGCCTGTTCTGCAGCCATGCTGCTGGCGTCGGCCTGCTCCCGACGGCTGGTTACCCAGACATCCCGTATCGGCTCCATTGGCGTGATGATGAGCCATGTCAGCTATGCCGGTCATCTGGCGCAGGCCGGTGTGGATATCACGCTGATTTACTCAGGGGCGCACAAGGTGGATGGCAATCAGTTTGAAGCCTTACCGGCAGAGGTTCGCCAGGACATGCAGCAGCGCATTGATGCGGCGCGCCGGATGTTTGCCGAAAAAGTGGCCATGTTTACCGGTCTGTCTGTTGATGCCGTCACGGGAACAGAGGCCGCCGTTTTTGAAGGTCAGTCCGGCATTGAGGCCGGGCTGGCGGATGAATTAGTCAATGCGTCGGATGCCATCAGTGTGATGGCCACGGCGCTGAACAGTAATGTCAGAGGAGGCACTATGCCGCAATTAACTGCAACGGAAGCCGCCGCGCAGGAGAACCAGCGAGTGATGGGGATCCTGACATGCCAGGAAGCGAAAGGACGTGAACAGCTTGCCACGATGCTGGCAGGACAACAGGGCATGAGCGTTGAACAGGCCCGGGCGATTCTGGCCGCGGCGGCACCGCAGCAGCCGGTGGCATCCACGCAGAGTGAAGCCGATCGCATTATGGCGTGTGAAGAAGCGAACGGTCGTGAACAACTGGCGGCAACGCTGGCGGCGATGCCGGAGATGACGGTGGAAAAAGCCCGCCCGATTCTGGCTGCTTCACCGCAGGCGGATGCCGGACCCTCACTCCGTGATCAGATCATGGCACTGGATGAGGCAAAAGGGGCTGAGGCGCAGGCTGAACAGCTGGCTGCCTGCCCGGGAATGACTGTGGAGAGCGCCCGGGCTGTGCTGGCTGCGGGATCAGGTAAGGCAGAACCGGTCTCTGCATCCACAACCGCCCTGTTTGAACGCATCATGGCGAACCATTCACCGGCTGCGGTACAGGGTGGCGTGCCACAGACGTCAGCAGACGGTGATGCGGACGTGAAAATGCTCATGGCCATGCCATGAAGTCAGTGCTGACCATCAACAGGAGGTTTTTACAATATGGTAACGAAAAACATCACTGAACAGCGTGCGGAAGTACGTATTTTTGCCGGTAATGATCCGGCTCATACCGCCACAGGCAGCAGCGGGATTTCCTCGGCAACACCGGCACTGACGCCCCTGATGCTGGATGAAGCCAGCGGGAAACTGGTGGTCTGGGACGGACAGAAAGCCGGTAGTGCAGTTGGCATACTGGTACTGCCGCTTGAAGGCACAGAGACGGTACTGACCTATTACAAGTCGGGGACCTTTGCGACGGAGGCAATCCGCTGGCCTGAAAGTGTGGATGAACACAAAAAGGCAAATGCCTTTGCCGGCAGTGCCCTGAGTCACGCGGCGCTGCCGTAACACGTTATCAGGCCACCGCGGTGGCCTGACTGATTTCTGAATGAAAGGAACTGATTTATGGGATTGTTTACGACCCGCCAGTTACTCGGTTATACCGAACAAAAAGTGAAATTTCGTGCGCTGTTTCTGGAGCTGTTTTTCCGCCGTACGGTGAATTTCCATACCGAAGAGGTGATGCTGGACAAAATTACCGGAAAAACGCCGGTGGCGGCCTATGTCTCCCCGGTTGTTGAAGGAAAAGTGCTGCGTCATCGCGGTGGTGAAACCCGCGTGTTACGTCCGGGCTACGTCAAGCCGAAACACGAATTTAATTACCAGCAGGCGGTTGAGCGTCTTCCCGGTGAAGATCCGGCTCAACTGAACGACCCGGCCTACCGTCGTCTGCGTATCATCACCGATAACCTCAAACAGGAAGAGCATGCCATTGTCCAGGTGGAAGAAATGCAGGCGGTGAATGCCGTGCTGTATGGCAAATACACCATGGAAGGGGATCAGTTTGATACTGTCGAGGTGGATTTTGGACGCTCTGAAGGAAATAACATTGAGCAGGCCGACGGTAAAAAATGGTCTGAGCAGGACCGTGATACGTTTGATCCGACGCATGATATTGACCTCTACTGCGATCAGGCCAGCGGTCTTGTGAATATTGCCATTATGGACGGTACTGTCTGGCGTCTGCTGAATGGTTTTAAGCTGTTCCGCGAAAAACTGGATACCCGTCGCGGCTCAAATTCACAACTCGAAACGGCAGTGAAAGACCTGGGGGCGGTGGTGTCTTTCAAAGGGTATTACGGCGATCTGGCCATTGTGGTGGCGAAAACGTCTTATGTGGCAGAGGACGGTACCGAAAAACGTTATCTGCCGGAGGGCACGCTGGTCCTGGGAAATACGGCTGCAGATGGGATCCGTTGTTACGGTGCCATTCAGGATGCGCAGGCGTTGTCCGAAGGTGTGGTGGCTTCTTCCCGTTACCCGAAACACTGGCTGACCGTGGGCGATCCGGCCCGTGAATTTACCATGACGCAGTCCGCACCGCTGATGGTGCTGCCGGATCCGGATGAGTTTGTGGTGGTGCAGGTGAAATAATCCGTGAGCGGGGGCGAAATGCCCCCGTGTCTTTTTTCACAGGGGGCTGATATGGCAACAAAAGAAGAAAATCAGAAACGTCTTCGTCAACTGGCTGGCCTGCTGGGGCGCGAGGCGGATATGGCGGGGAGTGCTGCGGATATTGCGCAACGTGTGTCTGAGTGGGAAGAGGAGCTTGCTGCTTCCCGGGAGGGCATTATGCCTGGTGATGAGAGCGGGCCTGAGCAAAATCACACAGACGATGGTGAGCAGTTGCACAACACTGATGCTACGGATGATGTTAAAGCGGTCCGTATGCGGAAATGCCTGCATGTGATGGGGTATTGCCCGGAGACAGGCCGTCCCGTTGAACTGACGTACCGGGGCATGCGTGTTCTGGTGCCATTACCACTGGCGACAGCCATGATACAGCACGGAACGGCTGAGCATGCGTGATTTTCAGAATGCCTTTGATGCTGCCCTCGCCGGGGTGGACAGCACGATTGTTGAAGTGATGGGGCTCTGTGCGCAGTTCACCTCGGGGGCACAGTGTGGCAGCGAAGTTCAGGGGGTTTTTGACGATCCGGAGTCGCTGGGGTTTGCCGGTGGCGGGGTCCGTATTGAAGGAAGCAGCCCGTCATTATTTGTGCGGACGGATACGGTTCGTGCCGTGCGGCGTGGTGACACGCTGACCATTAATGGTGAGATATTCTGGGTGGATCGTGTTTCTCCGGATGACGGGGGCAGCTGTTATCTCTGGCTCAACCGTGGTCAACCACCCGCAGTTAACCGGCGACGATAAACGCAGGGTGAAATTATGGCGATAAAAGGGCTTGATCAGGCGATTGACAATCTGAGCCGGGTTCGTAAAAACGCCATTCCGGCGGCTTCAGCAATGGCCATTAACCGCGTGGCCACAACGGCGATTAATCAGTCTTCATCACAGGTTGCCCGGGAGACAAAGGTTCGCCGGAAACTGGTTAAGGAACGGTCCAGACTGAAACGGGCGACGGTCAGAAATCCGAATGCCAGAATTATCGTTAACCGCGGTGATCTCCCTGTGATTAAGCTGGGGATCAGGATGCCGGGGCGTCGCCCGAACAGCATACTTAAAGCCGGTCAGCATCGGTATCAGCGGGCATTTATTCAGCGATTAAAAAATGGTCGCTGGCATGTCATGCAGCGTGTGGCCGGGAAAAACCGTTACCCCATTGATGTGGTGAAAATCCCGATGGCGGCCCCACTGAAACAGGCATTTGATGAGAATGTTGACCGTATCCGGCGTGAACGCCTGCCTAAAGAACTGGCATCCGCGCTGAAACAACAACTGAGGATTGCGATAAAACGATGAAACACACTGACATTCGTGCCGCAGTGCTGGATGCACTCGAGCAGCATGAACACGGGGCGACGCTGTTTGATGGTCGCCCCGTTGTTTTTGACGAAGAGGATTTTCCTGCGATCGCGGTTTATCTGACGGATGCAGAGTATACCGGTGAAGAGCTGGATGCAGATACCTGGCGGGCCACGCTGCATATTGAGGTGTTTTTACCGGCACAGGTACCGGATTCAGAGCTTGATCAGTGGATGGAAAGCCGGATTTACCCGGCGATGACTGCGATCCCGGCACTGGCAGGACTGATTACCACGATGGTTACGCAGGGCTATGAGTATCGTCGTGATGACGATATGGCGTTATGGAGCTCTGCGGATCTGACTTATTCCATTACATACGAGATGTGAGGACGATATGGCAACACCAAATCCCCTGGCGCCGGTAAAAGGTGCCGGTACCACTCTGTGGGTTTACAACGGCAAGGCTGATGCTTATGCAAACCCGTTGTCAGACGATGACTGGCAGCGACTGGCTAAGGTGAAGGATCTGACGCCGGGCGAGATGACGGCTGAACCCTACGATGATAACTACCTGGATGATGAAGACGCGGACTGGACCGCGACCGGGCAGGGACAGAAATCTGCAGGTGATACCAGTTTTACGCTGGCCTGGAAACCGGGAGAGGAAGGTCAGAAAGGGCTTATAGGCTGGTTTGAAAGCGGCGATGTCCGGGCCTATAAAATCCGTTTTCCGAATGGCACGGTGGATGTGTTTCGTGGCTGGGTCAGCAGTATCGGTAAGGCCGTGACGGCGAAAGAAGTGATCACCCGCACGGTGAAAGTCACTAACGTGGGTAAACCTTCTGTAGCGGAAGAACGCAGCAAAATTACGCCGGTCACTGCGATTAAGGTAACGCCGACAGGTACGGTTGAAAAAGGGAAAACAACCACCCTGACCGTTACTGTGGAACCGGAAAATGCAACGGATAAGACATTCAGGGCGATTTCCGCCGATCCATCAAAAGCCACCATTAGCGTGAAAGATATGACGATTACTGTGACGGGGGTTAAGGATGGAAAAGTCAGCATCCCTGTGATTTCCGGTAATGGTCAGTTTGCTGCGGTGGCTGAAATTACCGTTAATAATGTGCCGGGTGGCTAAAGAGCTGAGAGATAAGCGATGTTCCTGAAAACAGAACAATTTGAATATAACGGTGTATCCGTCACGCTTTCTGAGCTGTCTGCGCTGCAGCGTATTGAGCATCTTGCCCTCCTGAAACGGCGGGCAGAAGAGGCTGAAGCCAGCGGCAACCTGCAGGTGAGTGTGGAAGATCTTGTCAGAACCGGCGCGTTTCTGGTGGCGATGTCCCTGTGGCATAACCATCCACAGAAAACGCAGTCACCGTCAATGAATGAGGCCGTGATGAAGATAGAGCAGGAAGTGCTCACCACCTGGCCTGCCGATGCCATTGCCCGGGCGGAAGACGTGGTGTTGTGCCTGTCCGGGATGATCGAAGCTGTTCGTCCGGATACTGATATTACTGAAGTGGCGAAAAATAACACGCTGACTGATGATGATTTTTCTGCGGGAAAGTCTTCGACGGCGAGCTGAACTTTGCCCTCAGACTGGCGCGTGAGATGGGGAGACCCGACTGGCGCGCCATGCTTGCCGGGATGACATCCACCGAATATGCCGACTGGCACCGTTTTTACCGCACGCATTATTTTCAGGATACCCAGCTGGATATGCATTTTTCCGGGCTGACGTACGCTGTACTCAGCCTGTTTTTTTGCGATCCGGATATGCATCCCTCTGATTTCAGTCTGCTTGTCCCCCGGCATGAGGAAGAGCAGGTGGAGAGGCCGGATGAGGACAAAATGCTGATGCAGAAAGCGGCAGGACTTGCCGGAGGCGTCCGGTTCGGTGGGGACGGAGGGCGCGATATTTTATCGTCTGCGGATGTGGCGGATGTCATGGTGGATGATGCCGCATTAATGATGGCTTCAGCGGGGATTCCGGGAGGTGTGAGATATGTCCCAGCCGGTTGGTGATCTTGTTATTGACCTGAGTCTGGATGCTGTCCGTTTCGATGAGCAGATGAGCCGGGTAAGGCGTCATTTTTCAGGTCTGGATACCGACGTCAGAAAAACCGCCAGTGCTGTTGAACAGGGCCTGAGCCGCCAGGCGCTGGCTGCACAAAAAGCCGGGATTTCCGTCGGGCAGTATAAAGCGGCCATGCGAACCCTGCCCGCACAGTTTACGGATATCGCCACGCAGCTTGCCGGTGGTCAGAATCCCTGGCTGATCCTGCTGCAACAGGGCGGTCAGGTGAAGGACTCCTTCGGCGGGATGATCCCCATGTTCAGGGGGCTTGCCGGTGCGATCACCCTGCCGATGGTCGGGGTCACCTCGCTGGCGGTGGCGACAGGTGCGCTGGTGTACGCCTGGTACCAGGGAGATTCCACGCTTTCAGCGTTTAATAAAACCCTGGTTCTTTCCGGTAATCAGTCCGGACTGACTGCCGATCGTATGCTGACTCTCTCAAGAGCCGGGCAGGCAGCAGGGCTGACGTTTAACCAGGCGAGAGAGTCACTGGCAGCCCTGGTGAATGCCGGTGTGCGTGGTGGTGAACAGTTTGATGCCATCAACCAGAGTGTCACGCGTTTTGCTTCTGCATCCGGTGTGGAGGTGGATAAAGTCGCTGAAGCCTTCGGGAAGCTGACCACTGACCCGACGTCGGGACTGATGGCGATGGCGCGCCAGTTCCGTAACGTGACGGCAGAGCAGATTGCGTATGTTGCACAGCTGCAGCGTTCCGGAGACGAGGCCGGGGCATTGCAGGCGGCGAACGATATCGCCACGAAAGGCTTTGATGAGCAGACCCGTCGCCTGAAAGAAAACATGGGAACACTGGAGACCTGGGCGGATAAAACAGGGAAGGCATTCAAATCGATGTGGGATGCCATTCTGGATATCGGTCGTCCGGAATCCTCAGCGGATATGCTCGCCAGTGCGCAGAAGGCATTTGATGAGGCGGATAAAAAATGGCAGTGGTACCAGAGTCGGAGCCAGCGCCGCGGTAAAACCTCCTCTTTCCGGGCCAACCTTCAGGGCGCATGGAATGACCGGGAAAATGCCCGTCTGGGGCTGGCAGCGGCCACGCTGCAGTCGGATATGGAAAAAGCCGGTGAACTGGCCGCCAGGGACCGGGCCGAACGGGACGCATCACAGCTGAAGTATACCGGAGAGGCGCAGAAGGCGTATGAGCGTCTGCTGACGCCGCTGGAGAAATATACCGCCCGTCAGGAAGAACTGAATAAGGCCCTGAAAGACGGGAAAATCCTGCAGGCGGATTACAACACGCTGATGGCGGCGGCGAAAAAGGATTATGAATCAACGCTGAAAAAGCCGAAGTCGTCAGGAGTCAAAGTGTCAGCCGGTGAGCGTCAGGAAGACCAGGCGCATGCTGCCCTGCTGGCGCTTGAAACCGAGCTCCGGACGCTGGAAAAACACAGCGGTGCGAATGAGAAAATCAGCCAGCAGCGTCGCGATTTATGGAAAGCGGAAAATCAGTATGCGGTCCTGAAAGAGGCAGCCACGAAACGGCAGTTATCTGAGCAGGAAAAATCCCTGCTGACCCATGAGAAAGAGACGCTGGAGTACAAACGCCAGCTGGCTGAGCTGGGAGACAAAGTTGAACACCAGAAACGGCTGAATGAGCTGGCACAGCAGGCTGCGCGGTTTGAGCAGCAGCAGGGCGCGAAGCAGGCGGCAATCAGTGCCCAGGCGCGGGGCCTCACCGACCGTCAGGCGCAGCGGGAGTCGGAAGAGCAGCGCCTTCGTGACGTGTACGGTGATAATCCGGCTGCGCTGGCGAAGGCCACATCGGCACTGAAGAACACCTGGTCTGCGGAGGAGCAGCTTCGTGGAAGCTGGATGGCCGGTCTGAAGTCCGGCTGGGGCGAGTGGGCAGAAAGTGCGACGGACAGTTTTTCGCAGGTTAAAAGCGTGGCCACGCAGACCTTTGACGGTATTGCACAGAATATGGCAGCGATGCTGACCGGCAGCGAACAGAGCTGGCGTGGTTTCACCCGTTCTGTGCTCTCCATGCTGACAGAGATTTTTCTGAAGCAGGCAATGGTGGGGATTGTCGGGAGTATCGGCAGCGCCATTGGCGGGGCTGTTGGTGGCGGCGCATCCGCGTCAGGCGGTACAGCCATTCAGGCCGCTGCGGCGAAATTCCATTTTGCAACCGGAGGATTTACGGGAACCGGCGGCAAATATGAGCCAGCGGGGATTGTTCACCGTGGTGAATTTGTCTTCACGAAGGAGGCAACCAGCCGGATTGGCGTAGGAAATCTTTACCGGCTGATGCGCGGCTATGCCACCGGTGGTTATGTCGGTGGCACCGGAAGTCCGGCGCAAATGCGGCGTTCAGAGGGTATCAGATTTGAGCAGAACAACAACGTGGTGATTCAGAACGACGGTATCAACGGACAGGCGGGGCCGCAGCTGATGAAGGCGGTGTATGACATGGCCCGCAAGGGGGCGCAGGATGAGCTCCGGCTGCAGTTGCGTGATGGCGGTATGTTATCGGGGAGCGGGCGATGAAAACATTTCGCTGGAAAGTGAAGCCGGATATGGAGGTGAACTCGCAGCCGTCGGTGCGTGAAGTGCGTTTTGGTGACGGGTACTCACAGCGTATGGCGGCAGGGCTGAATGCTGACCTGAAAACATACCGTGTGACGCTTTCCGTGACCCGGGAGGAGGCCCGGCATCTGGAAGCGTTCCTGGCAGAGCACGGTGGCTGGAAGGCGTTTCTGTGGACACCGCCTTATGCCTGGCGGCAGATAAAGGTGACCTGTGCCGCCTGGTCATCACGGGTTCGCATGCTGCGGGTTGAATTCAGTGCCGAGTTTAAGCAGGTGGTGAACTGATGCAGGATATTCACGAAGAAAGTCTGAACGAGTCGGTTAAATCAGAGCAGTCACCGCGGGTGGTACTCTGGGAAATCGACCTGACGGTACAGGGTGGTGAGCGGTATTTTTTCTGCAATGAGCTGAATGAAAAAGGGGAGGCGGTCACCTGGCAGGGGCGGCAATATCAGGCATACCCGATTGACGGCAGCGGTTTTGAGATGAACGGGAAGGGTAGCAGTGCCCGCCCGTCGCTGACGGTGTCGAATCTGTTCGGTCTGGTCACCGGAATGGCGGAGGACCTGCAGAGCCTGGTGGGGGCCACGGTGGTCCGCCGCCGGGTGTATGCCCGTTTTCTGGATGCGGTGAATTTTGTGGCGGGCAATCCGGAAGCGGACCCGGAGCAGGAGCTGAGCGACCGCTGGGTGGTGGAGCAGATGTCAGAGCTGACGGCCATGACAGCCTCGTTTGTGCTGGCAACACCGACGGAGACGGACGGGGCGCTGTTTCCTGGTCGCATCATGCTGGCGAACACCTGTATGTGGGATTACCGGGGAGATGAATGCGGGTATAACGGTCCTGCGGTGGCGGATGAGTTCGACACCCCCACCACGGATATCCGTAAGGACAGATGCAGCAAGTGCATGCGCGGGTGTGAGATGCGCGGCATGGTGGCTAATTTTGGCGGTTTCCTTTCCATTAACAAACTTTCGCAGTAAATCCAATGACACAGACAGAATCAGCGATTCTGGCGCATGCCCGGCGGTGTGTGCCTGCGGAGTCGTGCGGCTTCGTGGTGAGAACGCCGGAGGGGGAGCGGTATATCCCTTGTGTGAATATCTCTGCAGAGCCGGAGGCGTATTTTCGTATTGCACCGGAAGACTGGCTGCGGGCAGAGATGCAGGGGGAGATTGTGGCACTGGTCCACAGTCATCCCGGTGGTCTGCCCTGGCTGAGCGAGGCCGACCGGCGGCTGCAGATAAAAAGTGCACTGTCCTGGTGGCTGGTCTGCCGGGGGGAGATTCATAAATTCCGCTGTGTGCCACATCTGACAGGACGGCGCTTTGAGCACGGGGTGACGGACTGTTACACGCTGTTCCGGGATGCCTACCATCTGGCGGGAATTGATATGCCGGATTTTGAGCGTGAGGATGACTGGTGGCGCAACGGTCAGAACCTTTACCTGGACAATATGGCGGTCACCGGCTTTTACCGGGTGCCCCTGTCCTCTGCACAGGCGGGCGATATCCTGCTGTGCTGCTTTGGTGCTTCGGTACCGAACCATGCCGCCATTTACTGCGGCAACGGTGAGCTGCTTCACCATCTGCCTGAACAACTGAGTAAACGGGAGAGGTATTCCGAAAAATGGCAACGACGAACGCATTCTGTCTGGCGTCACCGCCACTGGCACGCATCTGCCTTCACGGGGATTTACAACGACTTGGCCGCCGCCTCAGCCTGTATGTGAACACGGCAGCGGAAGCCATCCGGGCGCTGTCGTTACAGGTGCCGGGATTCCGCCGTCAGATGAACGAAGGCTGGTACCAGATACGTATTCGCGGTGAGGACACGGCACCGGAGGCGGTGTACGCCCGTCTTCACGAACAGCTGGGTGAGGGAACGGTCATCCACATTGTGCCGCGACTGGCCGGGGCCGGAAAGGGTGGACTGCAGATTGTGCTGGGGGCGGCAGCCATCGTGGGCTCTTTCTTCACTGCCGGGGCATCAATGGCGTTATGGGGTTCAGCCCTGGCAGCCGGTGGTTTTTCTGCCACCACGATGCTGTTTTCACTGGGGGCCAGCATGATTCTGGGCGGTGTGGCCCAGATGCTGGCCCCGAAGGCAAAAACACCGGATTACCGCGCAACGGATAACGGCAGACAGAACACGTACTTTTCCTCGCTGGATAACATGATTGCCCAGGGGAACCCGATGCCGGTGCCTTACGGGGAAATGCTGGTTGGCTCCCGCCGTATATCCCAGGACATCAGTACCCGTGATGAAGGCGGTGACGGGAAGGTGGTGGTTATCGGGCGGCAGGCATAAAAGCGAAAAAATCCCGCAGTGCTCACGGACAGGAACTGCGGGAGCGTTACGAAGATTGAGTGTAAGGAATTATTCTTATGTCACGACAAAAACATTAACTCAGAGAGGGAGGATGTGCCGTTCTTTTCAGGGAGAAAGGATTTATCGTCCTGAGGAATAAAGGTAAGGGGCCCGCCCCTTACCTGACTGATTATTGAATGATGCCGCAGGCCATTCTCGCACCACCACCGCCCAGGGGCTCCGGATGGTCATGATGGTTATCACCGCCAGCATGAAGCATGAGAGAACGCCCTTTAATCTCTTTTAATGAGTTCAGTCTCGGGGCCAGGACCGGGTAGTTCGCTTTTCCGTCATGCGTCACGAACAGCGCAGGGAGGTCGCCCAGGTGTCCATCCGGAGACCAGGGGCCAAGATGTTTGCCGGTGTTTTTCGGGTCAAAGTGACCGCCAGCCGATAATGCTGCGACCGGTTTTCCGTCTTTCAGTGCCGGGGCGCAATTTCCTTTTTCGTGCACATGAAAACCATGAATGCCTTCAGACAGAGAGTGAAGGGCTGGTGTGAACAGCAGACCGTAGGGGGTCTCCTGAATGGTTATTTTTCCAATGCTGACTTCTTTTCCGTCAGCACTGACAAGGTTCATTGGGACTTCCTGTTCTGCTGCGTATCCGCATGATGCTGCTGTCAGCATGGCAATGGCAGCAATGATTTTACATTTCATAAAACCCTCATTAATTCCGTTAACAGACTGAGCTTGCTGGTTACAGGGTAACAAACAGCGTTCTGATGATATCGCGCAATAGCTGTGCAATATCCTATCACTGCGATTAATAATACCAATTGAGAGGAACATTATGGGTAAAGGTGGCGGCAGGGCGCACACGCCTCGAGAGGCGAAGGATAATCTCAAATCCACGCAGATGATGAGTGTGATTGATGCGATTGGTGAGGGACCGATAGAAGGCCCGGTGAAAGGCCTGCAGAGTATTCTGGTGAACAAAACCCCGCTGACGGACACGGACGGTAATCCCGTGATACACGGTGTGACGGCGGTCTGGCGCGCCGGGGAGCAGGAGCAGACACCACCGGAAGGCTTTGAGTCCTCCGGTGCTGAAACCGGACTGGGCGTGGAAGTGACGAAGGCAAAACCGGTGACGCGCACCATTACGTCTGCGAACATTGACCGCCTGCGGGTTACCTTCGGGGTGCAGTCACTGGTGCAGACCACGTCAAAGGGCGACCGTAATCCTTCCTCTGTCCGGATTCTGATTCAGTTACAGCGTAATGGCCGCTGGGTGACGGAAAAGGACGTCACCATTAACGGCAAGACCACCTCACAGTTCCTGGCCTCGGTGATTCTGGAGAATCTGCCTCCCCGGCCCTTTAACATCCGGATGGTCAGGGAGACGGCGGACAGCACCCCGGACCAGCTGCAGAATAAGACGCTGTGGTCGTCATACACCGAAATCATCGATGTGAAACAGTGCTACCCGAACACGGCCATTGTGGGGCTGCAGGTGGATGCGGAGCAGTTCGGCGGCCAGCAGATGACGGTGAACTACCATATCCGCGGTCGCATCATCCAGGTGCCGTCAAACTATGACCCGGAAAAACGCACGTACAGTGGTATCTGGGACGGCAGTCTGAAACCGGCATACAGCAACAACCCGGCCTGGTGCCTGTGGGACATGCTGACTCACCCGCGCTACGGCATGGGAAAACGTCTGGGGGCGGCGGATGTGGACAAGTGGGCGCTGTATGCCATCGGGCAGTACTGCGACCAGACGGTCCCGGATGGTTTCGGGGGCACAGAGSCGCGGATGACCTTTAATGCGTACCTGTCACAACAGCGTAAGGCATGGGATGTGCTCAGTGATTTCTGCTCGGCGATGCGCTGTATGCCGGTATGGAACGGCCAGACGCTGACGTTCGTTCAGGACCGCCAGTCGGATGTGGTGTGGCCGTACACCAACAGCGATGTGGTGGTGGATGATAACGGCGTGGGGTTTCGCTACAGCTTCAGCGCCCTGAAGGACCGCCACACGGCGGTGGAGGTGAATTACACCGACCCGCAGAACGGCTGGCAGACCTCCACGGAACTGGTGGAAGACCCGGAAGCCATACTGCGCTACGGGCGCAACCTGCTGAAGATGGATGCGTTCGGYTGCACCAGTCGCGGTCAGGCCCACCGTGCCGGGCTGTGGGTGATAAAGACCGAACTGCTGGAAACGCAGACGGTGGATTTCACGCTCGGGTCACAGGGGCTGCGTCACACACCCGGTGACATTATTGAAATCTGTGATAACGACTATGCCGGGACCATGACCGGCGGACGTATCCTGTCCATCGATGCCGCCAGCCGCACCCTGACACTGGACCGTGAGGTGACCCTGCCGGAGACCGGTGCCGCCACGGTGAACCTGATTAACGGCAGCGGTAAGCCGGTGAGCGTGGCCATCACTGCACACCCCGCGCCGGACCGGATACAGGTCAGCACCCTGCCTGATGGTGTGGAGACATACGGTGTATGGGGACTCTCCCTGCCGTCACTGCGTCGTCGCCTGTTCCGCTGTGTCTCCATCCGGGAAAACACGGACGGCACCTTTGCCATCACGGCGGTGCAGCACGTACCGGAAAAAGAAGCCATCGTGGATAACGGGGCCAGCTTTGAGCCGCAGTCAGGCACCCTGAACAGCGTTATTCCACCGGCAGTGCAGCACCTGACGGTGGAGGTGAGCGCCGCTGACGGCCAGTATCTGGCACAGGCGAAATGGGACACGCCGCGGGTGGTGAAGGGCGTGCGCTTCAGTCTGCGCCTGACCAGTGGAAGCGGTCAGGACAGCCGTCTGGTGACCACCGCCATCACCGCGGATACAGAGCACCGTTTCAGCGGTCTGCCGCCGGGGGAATACACCCTGACGGTCAGGGCAATTAACAGTTATGGCCAGCAGGGCGAACCGGCCACCACCACCTTCCGGATTAACGCGCCAGCAAAACCCGCCACCATTGAACTGACACCGGGCTATTTTCAGATAACGGCGGTCCCGCGTCTTGCGGTGTATGACCCGACGGTACAGTTTGAGTTCTGGTTTTCGGAGACAAAAATCGCAGACATATCTCAGGTGGAAACCTCTGCCCGTTATCTGGGGACCGGCAGTCAGTGGAGTGTATCCGGCCCGCACATTAAGCCTGGGAAGGATTTCTGGTTTTACGTGCGCAGCGTCAACCTGGTGGGGAAATCTGCGTTTGTGGAAGTCAGCGGGCAGCCCAGCAATGATGGTGAAGGGTATCTGGAATTTTTCCGGGAAAAAATAGGAAAACTGCATCTGGCTCAGGGGTTGTGGGAACTGATAGATAACAGCCAGCTTGCAGATGAGATGGCGGAGATGAAGACCAGCATCACGGAAACCCGCAATGAAATCACACAGACGGTCAGTAAAACACTGGAGAACCAGAGCGCCACCATACAGCAGATACAGCGCGTGCAGAAGGACACAAATGATGACCTGGCTGCGCTGTACATGCTGAAGGTTCAAAAAACGAAAGACGGCATTCCCTATGTGGCCGGGATTGGTGCAGGGATTGAGGATACTGATGGCCAGCCACTGAGCAACATACTGCTGCTGGCTGACCGTATCGCGATGATAAATCCGGAGAGCGGCAACAGCACGCCGTTATTTGTGGCGCAGGGGAATCAGCTGTTCATGAACGACGTGTTCCTGAAACGACTGTTTGCGGTGAGTATCACGTCATCCGGCAACCCCCCGACGTTTTCCCTGACGCCGGAAGGGAAGCTGACAGCCAGGAACGCGGATATCAGCGGAGCAATTACCGCGAATACCGGCACGCTCAATAATGTCACCATTAACGAGAACTGTGTCATCAGAGGGAAACTGTCTGCAAACCAGATTGAAGGCGACCTGGTGAAGACGGTGGGGAAAGCCTTTCCCCGGAATAACAGTTATGCCAGCGGGACGGTAACCGTCACAGTTTACGATGACCAGGGCTTCGACCGGCAGATCATCATTCCCCCGGTGCTGTTTCGCGGGACGAAACACCAGAATTTCAACAGCCCGAATCAGCAGTCGTACTGGTATTCCACCTGTAAGCTGCAGGTGCTGAAGAACGGGGTTGAGATTTTCCATGAACCGGCAACGGATGTCAGCCGGGTGTTCTCATCGGTGATAGATATGCCGGCAGGGCGGGGTCATGTCACCCTGACGTTTAATGTGTCGTCGGCCGGTGCGAACAACTGGACGCCGACAACGTACATCAGTGATTTACTGGTTGTGGTGATGAAAAAATCCACAGCAGGTATCAGTATCAGCTGAATTTTATAACCCATATACGGGCGCCAGAAATGGCGCCTTTTTTATTGCAGAAAAGCGAGAGGTAATTATGCGTAAACTTTATGCCGCCATTTTGTCCGCAGCCATTTGTCTGGCCGTATCCGGTGCGCCTGCATGGGCGTCTGAACATCAGTCCACGCTGAGCGCGGGGTATCTTCATGTCTCGACGAACGTTCCTGGCAGCGATGAACTGAACGGGATTAACGTGAAATACCGTTATGAGTTTACGGACACTCTGGGAATGGTGACGTCATTCAGCTATGCAGGAGACAAGAATCGCCAGCTGACTCGTTACAGCGATACCCGCTGGCATGAAGATTCCGTGCGTAACCGCTGGTTCAGCGTGATGGCGGGGCCGTCTGTGCGCGTGAATGAATTGTTCAGCGCGTATGCGATGGCGGGTGTGTCTTACAGCCGTGTGTCGACTTTCTCCGGAGATTATCTGCAGGTGACCGACAACAAGGGGAAAACGCATGATGTGCTGACCGGAAGTGATGACGGTCGCCACAGCAACACGTCTCTGGCGTGGGGAGCTGGCGTGCAGTTTAACCCGACCGAATCCGTGGCCATTGATATTGCTTATGAAGGCTCCGGCAGTGGCGACTGGCGCACTGACGGTTTCATCGTGGGTGTCGGTTATAAGTTCTGATTAGCCAGGTAACACAGTGTTATGACAGCCCGCCGGTTCAGGCGGGCTTTTTTGTGGGGTGAATATGGCAGTAAAGATTTCAGGTGTACTGAAAGACGGCACAGGAAAACCGGTAGAGAACTGCACCATTCAACTGAAAGCCAGACGGACCAGCAGCACGGTGGTGGTGAACACGGTGGCCTCTGAAAATCCGGATGAAGCCGGTCGTTACAGCATGGACGTTGAGTACGGTCAGTACAGCGTCATTCTGTTGGTGGAAGGATTCCCGCCGTCACATGCCGGGACCATCACCGTGTATGAAGATTCTCAACCCGGTACGCTGAATGATTTTCTCGGTGCCATGTCGGAGGATGACGTCCGGCCGGAGGCACTGCGCCGTTTTGAACTGATGGTGGAAGAGGTGGCGCGTCACGCTGAGGAGGCGAAGAAGAATGCCGGAGAGGCGGAGACGTCAGCGAGGAATGCCGGCATATCAGCCAGTCAGGCAGAAGAGAGCGCTGCAAATGCTGACACTTCAGCAGGGGAGGCATCGGAGTCAGCCCGGCAGGCGGCAGAAAGTGCAGCCTCAGCAAAGCAGTCAGAGGATGCGTCCTCGGCTTCTGCGGCCGCTCAAAAAGCCAGTGAGTCATCACAAAGTGCAGCAGAAGCTGAATTGTCAAGAAAGACGGCAGAAAGTGCAGCCGGTAATGCAGCCAGGGATGCAACGACCGCAACAGAAAAAGCCCGGGAGTCAGCAGAAAGCGCACAGTCAGCGGAACAAAGCAGGATAGCGGCGGAAGAGGCCGTAAACCGAATCCCCACCGTGGTGGGACCTCCCGGGCCAAAGGGGGAACAGGGGCCCGCGGGTCCTCAGGGGCCGAAGGGTGATAAGGGAGAGCGCGGTGACACCGGCCCTGTCGGGGCAACCGGCGAACGGGGACCGGCAGGTGATGCTGGTCCGGCAGGCCCGCAGGGGCCGAAAGGTGACATGGGAGAGCGGGGAGAGACCGGTCTGACGGGAAATGCAGGTCCACAGGGTCCAAAGGGAGATACCGGTGCGGCAGGCCCGGCAGGCCCACAGGGACCGAAAGGAGAAACAGGTGCGGCTGGCCCGGTGGGGGCAACCGGACCTCAGGGACCGAAGGGCGACCCGGGGGAGACACAAATACGGTTCCGTCTGGGGCCGGGAAACATTATTGAGACAAACAGCAATGGCTGGTTCCCGGATACAGATGGCGCACTCATCACCGGACTGACCTTTCTTGACCCCAAAGATGCCACACGGGTTCAGGGGTTTTTTCAGCATTTGCAGGTCAGGTTTGGTGACGGGCCGTGGCAGGATGTCAAGGGGCTGGATGAAGTGGGCAGTGATACAGGCAGAACAGGAGAATGACATGAACATACTAAAAAAACTTATGCAGCGTCTGTGTGGTTGCGGAAAGCATGATGGCCGTGAACACGTGCAGTCGCTTACAGCACAGCTGCGACTGGGACCGGCAGACATTCTGGAGTCAGATGAGAATGGCATTATCCCGGAGCAGGACAGGGTAATCACGCAGGTGGTGATACTGGATGCGGATAAAAAGCAGATACAGTGCGTGGTAAGACCGCTGCAAATCCTGCGTGCTGACGGGACGTGGGAAAATGTTGGCGGGATGAAATAGCCCGACAGCTTCACAAAAACCGGAGTCCGGCTCCGGTTTTTTGTTGGTTAGATGTAATCTGACAGATACCTGTATAAATAACCGGTAACTGTCAGGTCAGAGCTAATACAGGTAATTATATTATAATCACGAGCGCTTAGATGTATTAATGCCATGCTCTGCAAGATGCTGCATCAGACGCTGAGCCACATCAGGCAGAGGTCTTGATTGTTCATTTTGTACCGGCGGCGTTGGCGCAGGCCAGTTAGGTGCCGGAGGAATATGTTCAGCCATATTCCGGGCTGGTTGAATGCCATGCTCTGCAAGATGCTGCATCAGACGCTGAGCCACATCAGGCAGAGGTCTTGATTGTTCATTTTGTACCGGCGGCGTTGGCGCAGGCCAGTTAGGTGCCGGAGGAATATGTTCAGCCATATTCCGGGCTGGTTGAATGCCATGCTCTGCAAGATGCTGCACCAGACGCTGAGCCACATCAGGCAGAGGTCTTGATTGTTCATTTTGTACTGGCGGCGTTGGCGCAGGCCAGTTAGGTGCCGGAGGAATATGTTCAGCCATATTCCGGGCTGGTTGAATGCCATGCTCTGCAAGATGCTGCACCAGACGCTGAGCCACATCAGGCAGAGGTCTTGATTGTTCATTTTGTACTGGCGGCGTTGGCGCAGGCCAGTTAGGTGCCGGAGGAATATGTTCAGCCATATTCCGGGCTGGTTGAATGCCATGCTCTGCAAGATGCTGCACCAGACGCTGAGCCACATCAGGCAGAGGCCGATGTAAAGCGTTTTTTTCTATACTTGACTGAGTATAAGATGTGGAACGTTGAAGTCCTGATTCCGTATAAGAATTTTTTACCTTAAAAATAGTTGTTGCACTGGCAGGACTGTTGCTGGGAGAAAGAGGTGAGCTGGTTTTTACCGTGTTAGGTGTGCTTTTGTGCTGTGAGGCAGTGAAGCTACTGTTACGCGTAATACTTGATATACTGCGAGGAATGCTGGAAAAAAAAGAATTAATGCTATTTATCAT